CTTACCCGTGGGTACGGCCCTCACCCTTAGGGTTACGGGCTGCACCGACACTATCAGTACGTCCTACTGCCCTTCGGGTATCCCGCGCACGGGTGCCATTTGTCTGTTGTGTCTTAGCCTCAGAGCGCTGTGCTGCCGCACGCGCTGTTTCCGCAGCCTGTTCGTTAATCTCCCAAATGGTCTTGTCCCCGTCCTTTAGACCTGGGCGACCATTACGGACACGAATCTCGTTAGCAGTGACAGCACCAATAGCATGCAGGGCGGTGTCGATGTTAGCCTGAGAAACCTCGTCAGTTAGGTCAAGTTCGTTCAACTTGAACTTGAACAAGTCAGTCATTTCAGCGATGACCTTGTTGACCTTCTTCTCAATAACCTTCTGCAACGGACGGCAGACCTGCTCCTTGAAGGTCTTGTCCAAGTCCTTCGCAGCCGCCAAAGCGGAGTTACCTGTCATTCCCAACTTGGAGGCCGGGACACGGTGAACCATCAGAATCTTCTCAATGTTACCCTTGGTGTATTCCTTGAAGGCAGAATCCTGAGCACCGTTCTCTACGCTACGGATTTCGATATCATGCTTTGTCTCTTTCGTATCCGCCGGAAGAGGCACGAATAGCGCACGGTGGTGAGAGCCACGCAAGTCCTCGCCGAAGAATCTCAGCAACTTAGCCTGAGCACTGTCATCGAAGTTCCCTCCGCGAACGATGATAATGTTGCGGGGAACAGCCTTGTTCTCAAAATAGTCAAGGTTGTACTGGTCCGCAAATCGGTTACCCGCGACAGCGATCAGCGCCGGGATGATATCCGGTGCGCCGTAGTAGTGGTCCTTCGGGTTGTAGTTCTTGAAGTGAATGAGTTCGTTGGGACGCGGGTCATTACGGAAAGGGTTGGCAGTCTTGGTATCACCGTAACGACGGAAGAAGATCGGCTTGCCGTTGACAAACTGAACGAACCCGTCCCTCTTTAGGCGGATACGAATGGTGTGCGACGGAACATGCCCGATATATCCAATGGCCCCCGACTCTGTGCGACCAATCTCTAGGTACGCGTTGCCGGTAACCTCGTAGTCAATAACCAACTTGGTGAGAGTCTCAGAGAACTCATCTTCCTCGTTAAGGGCGTCCAACTTATCAAACATAAGCCTACGCGCACGAGCGAGACGGCGGCGGAAAGCCTGCATCTTCTCAGCGTCGTCATCAATGTCATCTTCCTTCTCCATTGTCTTTGGAGATTCGATGAGGTCGTATCCTAGTCCGACGACGTTTGCTACCTTTGCATTAACCGCAGCGTAGTGAGTGTAATCCTGCTCATACATCTCAATGAGATACTCCATGTTGTGAACAGGATGCGCCACCTCCATAAGGTCATATCCGTTGACGAACTGCTTCTCGTGACCGGCCTTTGTGCCAGTGCCTTCAATGCCGACAAATGCCTTCTGCATCTTGTCGCGCTTGTTGTTCAAAAAAGAGTTGCCAAGGTTCGCATCGTCCAACTTCTTGGAGAATGCGTCGTTTGGTGTGTACTTGGCTACCTGCTTCTGGGCACCGAATCGGATACCGTCGTCAGATACCAGCGGGATATCAGTTTCCGTATCGCTTTGCATACTTAGCCTGTTCCTCCATAGCCCTGAAATCTAGGGGGTCAGCAACAAGCCCAGCCCTTAGTCGTTCCATCTGGTACTCGTACTCGTCCTCTGTTACCCTACGCTTGTTAGAGAGAAAGACGGGCTTACCGCCTGGAACGCCATAATACCTTGCAGCCTCACGGAGTTGCCTGATCTTGTCTAGATCGCCGCGACGGGCTGGAATGTTCATGGTATTCCCCTCTTCGTCGGCGACACGACGACCGTCATCGGTTACCCAGATGTACAGACCGTGCTCTTCTTCCTCAACTAGTTTAATTCCCATACGTAAGATTATAGGTTAATACACTCCATGTGTCAACCAGAAGTCACAATACTCCACTCTGTAGCGATAATGAAGGCTGGCATTTCGCCTAGGGTGATCGTCTCTGGTGCCGCCGTCAACTTGGCATTTCCTACGAATGACTCGTACAGGTCATCAACCTGATTTGCTGTGAGTGCAGTGTCAGAGGTATGTAGGGCGTGTGTAGGAGCGGTGATATCGAAAGACCTCGTTGACACCCCGTTCTTCGTCGCAAAGAACCAATCCTTCAACTCTCCATTAGCGTATGGCTTTCCATTGACGTAGGTGTCTGTGGGTGCTGCAACAGCAGTCCAGGTATTAGTTGATGAATCCCATCGATTAACCGTAGAACCGTTAACCCACAGATCGTTTGCCCGATCATCCTTGAAACTACCATCAAAGAACTCACCCGGAACCTCTCCGGGGCCAGACACCTTACTGACAATCATCCTTCTGATTTGAACCCTCATCCCCGGTAGCCATCCGTAATCTGAAGGGCAATAGGCCAGGAATCTTAGTTGACCGTTAACAGTAGTAATCTCGCTTGATGCTGGAATGGTAATTCTCTGCCATTGGTCAGTGAGCGGGGCAAGCACCGTAGTTCCAACCTGCTTTTGAGCAGAGACATCTGACGGATAGTGTCTCAGGTGTGAATTGTACAGTGTGAATGGACCGTCTAGGCTCCTGGCTTCAAACGAAGCGGCGTAATAACCCGCTTCTGTAACAGGGAACAATCCTCCTGCCCTTCCGCCACTTGAAAAGAGCAAGATATTTGCACTTGGCTGTGTATCTTTTGTTGCTTCGAGAACGGCCTCACCGTCAGGCAGAATAACTTGACTTTGATACGAGTAGGTGGGAGTCCAGCCTTCAACTGTTCCATCAGTCCGGGCTGGGTCTAGCAATTTGAAAGACGGATTCCATACGTAGTTTTTTGCTTGTACAGAGCCGTTCAGCCTTTTTTCGGATGCAGACACATTTTCTGTTCCTGTCCAAACATGCGTGGTTCCTGCTGGTGGCTCTGTGGCTTGCTCCCACAACTGTCCTGCGTAATTGGTGTTAATCAACTTACCATTGTATACGGATACTCCTGGGAGGATGGAGCCGTTCTCTGCCTTGAACCACCCGGAAACTGCCGCGACTTCTGCGTCAAGAAATACCGATGTAAAGATATTGCCAGCATTGTCATCATGCAGATGGGTGGCAGCCGGGGTTCCCGAGCCGTATGCGCTATCAAGAGAAGCCCCCGCCGAACCCTGAATGTCGGTAGTGTAGTAGTAGGTGATCGTGACGTTTGTGAAGGTTGCACCACTGGTCCCCGCGATGAGCATGAGAGAGTTCGGAATCTGAGTTGTCGAGTATCCTGACTTAACTTCAAGATCGTTAACGAACAAACTTCCGTCTCCAATCATTTCATATTCAATCTTGAATGCCATGCACGGGACGGCCTCTAGCGCAACGTCGTGAGTACCTAGCGCTTCAAGAGTAATACTGTCAATGAGGGTTCTGGACTCGACAAAGTCGCGTCTGTCATCAAACATGAAGGCCACGTCAGAAGAGTCTCCGTGGGCTGTAAGAAATTCTTCCACAGTCTCGGTAAGTTCTCGGGTCGATGGAATTTCTGGGCTAGCCTGGACGTGCTCCAAGATGCCTCCTGCGGAGAGCAGGCCGACGACAAGATGACCAAACTCGTCGCGAGTGTCGGAGGGAATCGAGTCTCCCTGGCCGTCAACGAAAAGACCCACCTCCATAGAGTTGTAGGTGAACAGAATATGGTGTGCTCGGCGGGAACGCTCAGGAATCTCCACCCTGTCCCCGACCTCGTTCTCAATGTAAAGGGAGTGTCCAGTGTACTCAACACTGTGAGCGCCGACAAAGATGACCGACCCTGGTTCGGGCTTGGTGTAAAGGGATACCGAGAACCCCGCCTCATCGGTGTTAAAGTCCGTGGTGAAGGTAGCGGCAGAAGGAATCCACACTGAATACTTCTTGTCCGGTACGATTGATGCGACCTCGACCCCGGCGGGCTTGGTCAGAACATTAGACCCTGTTCCAGAATTCTCAATGGTCGTGGCTGTAGACATCCTGTAAAAATTGTTCGCCATCCCTCCATTGTACCATATAAACGACAAAGGCCCCGCCGAAGCGGGGCCAGAGCCGGTAACTACGAACACATCCTAAGGTAGGGGAGTACCTGCACGATGGCCGTAATCAAATTGTATCACAGCAGTTCGTAGTCTGCAAACGTGACGAAACCTGTATTGCGCAGACCCTTGCGGACCTGCCATGCACGTACCTCAGCGGTGGTTTCATCAGTGAACTTGTCGGAGTTAACGCCGAAAGTACGGTTGATGAACTCTACCTCTGGGCCGCTGTCTACAGTAAGGTTGTGACGATATGGAGACAGGACGTGGTGCTCGCTGTGGCTCCACTTTGGCTTCTCCCCGCCGTAGTCATCATCGTGAGTACGTTCGTCGGAAAGATCAACCTTACTCTCCTGAACGTCGGTGACTACTGCGTCAGAAACAGTAACCTCGTCAGCCTTGATAACATCCTCAGATACCAGGGCAGCGACAATCTCAGCCTCAGAAACGCCCTTGGACCTCAGCCTATCAATCAGGTCGTCATCATCATTCTCGTAGAAATTCTGATCGGTCATACGAATACCTCTTTTCTGCCTTGCGGCTTTACTCTGCACCAAATGATCGGGCTGCGCCCCTCTCGCCTTTCGGCCAAGTATGCTCGGATGAAGATACTTGAACCGTAGGCGAGAGGGGTAGCCGCACAGATCAACGGGAACATGCTGATTATTCTATCAAGCATTTCCGATATCGACTAGTTCACAGACGCCTGCGGTGCAGGCTAGGCTCTGCGAGCCAGTCGTGGTGTCCTCCAACTCGTAAGCGGACAGGAACTCCCAACGGATAACGTCAGGCATACCGGAAACCATTGCGTCGTACTCTTCCTTAGTAACAGTCTGGTACGGAGCCTGCTCGTAAATATGGTCAGTCTTTGGGAGGAATGAGATTCCGGTAATCAAGTCAAAGTGCTTGAATACCCAATCACCGACCTCAGCCCACTCGTGCTCCTGCACGTTAACGGTTACGGATGGGGAATGCTCAGTCCAGTACGTCTTGTAGGTAAGCCACTGCTCCAACTGCTCAATAGCAGTGAAGTCGTCGCCGGTCAATGCACCATCAGGAGCCTTCATCGGGAAGGAGAATACAGTGGTCTTATCTGGGTTGAAACGCTCTGGCTCGTTCGGAACCCCCGCGTCCACCATGAAGCGAGTTAGAGGGTCCATGTTCGCGCCTCGCACAGTACGGATGAAGTACGGAGCGTGCCATGCGTGCATTCCAGAACTGGAATTGGTCAACTGCGAAACAGTACCGGACGGCTTGACCGTGGTGATCGCAGCGGCTGGGTTGATGCCCAGGCGTGCGGCCTCACGAGCGTTGGTGCGAATAGCAACCTGCTTTAGGGACTTTAGCCACTGAATCTGCTTATTCTTCCCGTCTCGACCATTCAGGACGGAGTGCCCCATCTGGCCGGTCAGGGAAACGCCCAACAGTCGCTCTTCCTCGGCGTTGATACGCCACTGCTCACGCAGGTACGGGAAGTTGGTTAGGGTGGACTGCCACGTACCAATCTTGGTAGCCAGCGCAACCTTTGCCTTCAAATCCTCCAAAGTGTCATCTGGCATCACGATGACCTCGGTCAGGTTACAGAATCCCATATTGCGAAGAAGAATCTCCGCACAGGGGTTGGTACCCATAATCAAGTCTGCATTCCTACGCTCTGGTACGTGCCTACGGGCACCCGCCAGATTGAAGATTCCGCGCTCGCCAGAGCCAGATGCGACCAGCGCGTCCCACTCTACGTCAAACTGCTCGCGGGTTGGCTTCTCGTAGTACACCGCAGAGTTATTAGCCAATGCGCGGTGCGGTGCGTAAAGGGGTGACTCGTCATTCCAAACCTCAGCATCCTTTGCGTGACGCATCACGTTGTCATTCAGATCGGTAAGCGAAATGAGTGCGCTACGGCGAACTCCACCAACAACAACGATAGAGCCGACCATGCACATCAGGTCGTGAGCCTCAATCGGCTCCAACTTACGACCGGCGGCTCCCTTGACGGTGCGGACAGTAAACTCGAAAAGATCGTGCAACGGCTGAGGGCCGGATGAACGACCTCCGAATGTCTTTAGTCTGGCACCCTCCGGGCGTAGACGACGCAAGTCCCACTTTGGGTTCTCGCCACGGTACAGGGTCGCGATCAGTTCACGGAAAGCCTGTGCCCAGCCCTCCTTGGAGTCGTCAACGACGATAACCTCCTCGGTGGACTTGAACTCCGATGGAATCTCGGGTAGGTTCTCCACGTGCTTACGCTCGGCGCTAAAGCCTAGGCCGGTTCCACACATAAGGATGTACAGCGCCTCATCAAAGGCTCGCAGGTCGTCAATTGCTACGAAGGAGCAGTTGTATCCTGCTACGTTCGACCTTTCCAGGGCTTCCCCGGCGGTCATCAGGGCACGCATCGACGGCATGACCTGTAGATTCTTAATGTTGTACCTCAGATGCGCCTTCTCGTCGGGCATGAGGTCAACCTTTGGTGTGAAGAAATTGACGTACCGATCAACAGTCTCGGCCCAAGTCTCTCGCCTGCCGTACTCGTCAATCCAGCGGCTGTAGCGTGACTTGGCAATGAAGCCCTGATACGGATTCGCAATCTCTCCGTTCTCAATCAATGTCACTAAAATCTATCCTTTCAGTCAAAAATTCACCCCATTCGCCGGGGGTGTGTCGGCTAAGATTTCGTGTGTCTATCTATCCTACCACAACCAAGTTTATTGATTAGGCGAAGGTTAACAGTAGGTAAACTTTTGTCCACAGTTGACACATTCGGAATCAAGGTGTAGTATCTGTCCTACCATCTGGGGAGGGGGATAGAGGGGGTGGGGCGAGACGATAGTCTCATTCCAAACTTCACCCTTCGGGGTTCTCCCTTCGGTCGAACAAGAACTAACTTCCTCTCTAGATAAGGGTAGTATCGGATATATTTCTTAAGATTCTATCTATAACTTACTAAGACTTCTATTGCACGCACGCGAGGCACGAGCGATGCCCAGAACGGTATAGAACTCTATACGGTTCCTGCAATCGGGCTTTATTTTGGCCGGTGTGGTATAATAAAGCCTATGTCTGCCGTAAAGATTCCATCCAAGTTCCAGTCCTCTTGCAAAACCTGTAAGGGGATTGTCAAGGTGGGCGAATACGTGTGGTGGACTCCGGGAACCAAGGGTGTTACTCACACCGTCTGCCCGGACCCGTCCAAGGATACCACAAGAATCGCCGTCAAGCGCATCTTAAATTTGGAGCCTCCAACCCCTCGCGATGATTTTCCTGGGCTGTTTGAGCACCAGCGAGAGGTCGTTAACACGGTTGAGAAGAATCCTAACGCCAAGTTGTACCTCGCATGGCAGCCGGGGCTGGGCAAGACGCTCGGCTCTATCGCCTCTGCACAGGTCGGAAACAACTTCCCCCTTATCATCGTATGCCCTTCGGTCGTCAAGATCAACTGGCAGCGTGAGGTCAAGCAGTGGATTGGCAAGGACGCACAGATTCTTTCTGGACGTAAGCCTTTCGAAATTACCTCAGACGTCGTTATCATCAACTATGACGTGCTGGCGAATTGGGTCAAGCCTCTAAAGGCTCTAAAGGCTAAGGGAATTGTCTTTGACGAGTGTCACTATATCAAGAACCCGGAGTCTGCACGTACCCAGGCAGCCGCCGAAATCTCTAAGACTGTGAAGGGCATGCGCTTTATGCTGTCTGGAACTCCGACACCTAACTCTGTATACGACCTTGCAGCCCCGCTGGATATGCTAGACGTGCTAAAGCACTTCGGTGGCAAGCGCGCATATATCCGCCGTTACTGCCCTCCGGTCCAGACGAGGTACGGTGTTTCCTACGCCAAGGCCAGGAATTTGAAGGAACTTGGCGAGAACTTGAAGAATTCTTGCTTTATTCGTCGTCGTAGAGAGGACTGCCTGGACCTCCCCGAAAAAATCAGGGTGGACCTACCTCTCGCCGTTAACATCCAACTTGACGAGGAATTCTACGCCCCCTTGGTCGCACAGATGGAGCGCGGAACACTCGCAGAGGCCAAGCGTGTCGTTGCCATGCTGGACCGCGCTCAGATTGAGGGCCAAATGGCGACGGAACGCTATGAGGCGGGAATATCCAAGATCGACGACATTGTTGAACTTGCCAAGGACATTGACGAGCCATTGGTTATTATGGTGCATCACAAGGAGGTTGTCTCCGTACTGATGAAGAAGTTGAAGAAGCGTAATCCGGTAAAACTGGTGGGTGGAATGACACCGAAGAAGCGTCAGGAATCTATTGATGCTTTCCAGGGTGGAGAGTCTGATCTAATGATAGCCAGTATCACAGCCGCCGGAATTGGTATCAACTTGCAGCGTGGTACTGCAATGATTATCGGTGAACTGCCTTTGACCTATGCTGAAATGGATCAAGCGGAGTCCCGGTGTCACCGTTCCGGTGCCACGAACGACCTGACAGTCTACCGCATGGTGGCTCTTGGTACGTTTGACGAGGTTGTGGTCAACCTGATCGCCCGTAAAGAGGCTACAAGCGCCGCCGTGGAGGATGGGGAAATGATTGAGACGGTGGACACCACTGATATTCTTGCACGCAAGGTGCTTGATTTCTACCGCGCTCGATTTGAAAAGGCTAAATAGACTGTGTTAGGCTAGATGCTTCGATTTTTTACGCAAGGAGAAGCATGTTAGAGAGTTTACTAGCCGTTGTGATGAGTATGAGCGTTGCAGCACCCGCCCCGAGTTATGACCTTCCTGAGGTAGGAGTTCATGGATTTAAGGCCCAGTCTATTGTGATAGACGAGCCAGAGCCAGTTGTTTCAGAGCCAAGGCAGCCTGCGGCTGCGAGCCGTTCTGAGGCCCGCGAAATTCGTGAGCCTGTCCAGCCCCCGGAGACAATTCCTGAGCCTGTCACGGCCCCGTCTGGGGGCGTCCTGGGCATTGCTGCGTCGTATGTCGGAGCGCCCTACGTGCTCTACGGTACTCCACCGGCCAGTTTTGACTGCTCTGGCTTTACATGGTGGGTGTTCAAGCAGGCGGGGATTAATATTCCTAAGTCTGTGAATGGGCAGCGCGCTGCGGTGACTCCTGTGTCCACCCCGCAACCCGGCGACCTCGTGCTGTACAATGACTGGCATCACGTCGGCATCTACGCCGGGAACGGGATGACCTATGAGGCACTCAACCCCGGTACGGGAGTACGGTTCGGGCCTATCCTGAGCGAGAACGTGTGGTATGGTCGTCCTTGACACACCCCCGGCGGGGGTGTAGGATGAACAGAGACTACAACTGGCAGACCTGAGAGGTAACAATGGAAACAGTAGAAATTCACGACGTACACGGTGTCATCTGGGTGGTCAAGCAGCGCGATATCGTTGGTGCGAGGGCCAACAACATGAATATTGGTATTTTTGTCCGAGGCATTCCCGAGACGATTTACCTGGGCGTGGACCCTGAGCGTCGTGACAGCGTTATTCGCACCCTTTATGCACTAGTAGACGGCGAATTAAGCCAAAACCTCAAACTTCACTCCGTTAACAACCACTGATAGGAATGATTATGGGTCGTCAGAAGGATTTTAAGGTTCTTTCTCTTCGGGGGACTGAGGTGGTTACTACTTCTAGTGTTACTCACCTCTGTAACCACCCCGGATGTTGGAAGTTCATCGAACCCGGCGAGAAGTTGATTTCTCTGCGCAACGACAATCTGTCTATCAGGGTAGAGTGTGCGGAAGCGTGGTGCGACCGCAACGGCGTCGAGGCTATGTTCAAGGAGAAGGTTTGAGTCAAATCCAGTTATTTCGAGACTATATGCATGCTGTCTCGGAGGGCCATATCGACCCGCCGATGTGCGGCGGTTGTCGTTCCGTGCTACTGTGG